TCTTTCATATAAAAAACAACATCTCCAACAACCATAATAGTCATAATGAGATGCGCCAAGCTACCAACACAAAAAATTCGGGTTTTTCCTTGATACACGCGATCTAAATCACGTGTTTCATCTTTCAAACAGGCTGAAACTACGTTTTTGAGCTCGTAGCCAGCCTTCATAGCGATGAAAAGCTCCATCACCTTATTTCGGAGGACAGGGTTTATCCAAGCCGGTTCAGTTTCTGTAGCTTTACGCCACAGCTGATCTCGAGACTTAAAACCTTCGACTTTAAAGTCGAACCCTATCGAGGCTTGCATGTCTAATTGTTGAATTGCTTCTTCAATCGTGTACATGCGAAATTTTCGCTTAGTGCTAGGAAAAAACCCAGCGAATGCAATTTCTGGTTCTTGTTCGAACAGTTCTTGCATCCACCTGGGAAATATTCTTCGCGGAGCTGAAACCATTTTCACGAGACCCTGTTTAAGGGGTTGTCGTAAAACCTGTTCCATCTCACCGGTGATTTCATTTTCAACGTCAACGGTCATCGGCTTAAGCATAGCCGGAGCTACCTCTATCGGGTAGATTGGTTCTGTGGTCAGGTCTCCTTGAAAGACTGATGCCTCTATTTTAGTTTCAGTAGGCATAAAATCTCCTTTAGGAAGAGACCCTAATGACACCAATCTGCCGTCGTAAGCTTGCTTGCGTTCGGGGGTAGGACGAATACAAGATGGAATATAAGTTCCTTGATTGATAATTACTTTACCAGTTCCCTGCATAACATATGCAGTTTTCTGTGCTTCATCTTCTAAATAAATGGGCAAAAACACAGATTGTGAACTAGCAAGAGCACAATGCATACCAAGAATCTTAACCACACCAGATTCGGTAGTGGTGACATACGGAAGACCGCAATCACCATTTTTCGATTCCATTCCAGTGGTGACAAAATGTTCACCAAGGTGTAGATTAAAAGGTTTATTGTTGGGAAGTTTCGCTTTAAGGGTTTTGTGTTCACCCCTCGCGGCTCCTTTCCCAAGAGCATATCTATGAGTAACTTTTCCTCCAGACTTGATTCTATGAATTCTTGCGATTTCATGAGTACCAAGAATGGCGTCAAAATTTTCTCTAGATGCTAAATGCCGTTTTAAGGACGGCATACTGTTGAACCCTTTTCCAAGGTCAAACCATGAAAGGTCTCGTTCAATGGGATCAGATTGAACACTCAATTCTGATTTTTGAAGTACATGCAATACTTCATCTCCATTACGAATTTCCATGTGGGACCAGTTATGTCCCCAAGTTGAGAAGAAATGCTTGTTAATAAAGCATCGTCGGCCAGATATTAAACCGTGGGCTTCTCGACCCTTATCATCATAATAAAATACAAAAGATCGCATATTATTAGAGATATTATTTATCTGTATGTCGATTGAGTCTTCAAGTTTAGATTGCATCCTAACTTTGTCCTTAGAAGACATGCGTGAATAATGACCGCGCGAGAAGGATTGAAATGTAACAAAATCATCTCCTCCCTGTTTGGTCAGTAAACATTTAACGTCAGCATCTTGCAGCTGACTAGTTTGCATTTCGACACGTTTGAGTGTGGCTTTTGAGAGCGTCTTTGAAGCACTTGACTTAAGACAAGAGCTAACCAGAGCTCCCAAACCACACATTAAAAGGACATAGCAACATACTCCCGCGAGTATCGCTGCTATTATATAACCATATTGATAAAAAAATCCACCGACTGTATGAAACATACCAGTTCCCCATTCTTTAGTTCCTTTCCAGAACGTCTGAAGGGCCCGGTATGCACGATACATTACTAAGATAAGTGTATCATTAGGTATTTGGTCTTTGACAAAGGCCACTTCTTCTTTAATGTATGCTTTAAATTGTTCTGGGGTAGCAATACATGCGAAGTCGTGGACTCTGCCAGGACGATGTTTCTGAGCTTTAGAACTCCAAACTTCTTCGTAAGACTCATCTGCAATATATTTCAGACGGGCCACGATAGCTTGTTGTTCCGCTCCTTCAGGCAAATGAAGTGCCTGGTAATTTTTCCTGACTAAACCAAAAAATGTGGAAAAAGCAGGACAAACATAATTGAGATGCGCATCTAAACGACGCAACATATCCGCAGAATGTCCTAAATATCTATCCATTAATGGCATAGTGTGATCAATTTCCGAAGAATCTTCAATTGTCTCTCCAATTCTAATCCAAATGGATAACTTAATCAAGTCACCATATAAACTTTTACGATCAGAACGAGATCCGAATATTCGACTCCAAAAAGATCTCACTTCAGGAGTGACCCACGTGGGTAGATACAAATCACAGACATTTCCTTGGTTTCTTTTAATTTCCAGGAATTGATCTATTTCTATTGCATCTGCATTATGCCACATAGGCCAGGGTATTTGCTCATTAGGTCCTTTAACTGTGTGTCGAGCAAAATTAGACACATCAGGGGCTGTGAAGAAAGCTTTGTAAAATCTCGACTGGTAAAACGAATTCGACCAGGAGTTTTTAACATCGACTACTTCAAGCCATTTCTCTGCCAGGATTCTTCTAGTGTCCCAATTAATAAAACGATTACTCAGTTCTATCTTTTGGTTTTCATAATTACCATCCTCGAAAGAGGGTTTTTCTTCTTTTAATACAGTAGTTGTAGTTGTAAGGTCTTCCCACTCTTCAAGTGAGGTAGAATCTTCATCTCCAAAACCTTGATAATTTGCTTCGGTCTTTTGATGGACTAAAACATCCAATGCATAATAAACTACCTTATCTGTATAAAAGGTCATCAATCGAGCAGGTAACTCGATTGGAGTTTGTTCTTTCAAAGGAAGACTTTGATTTCTCTCGTAATATTGTATAAACAGTCTGAACTGCGGGTCTACATATAAACGATCAACAATCATCATCATAAATCCTTCTTTATTTCGTTTCCCTGCAACTGGTGCAAGGTGGGGTCTCAACATAAGTTGAACCCATGAGCTTTGCTTGCTCCACCATTTCTTTCCTGCCACGTGTTTTCCTAAATATGAATCCATCATCTCACTATTCCAAGTATCTATCAATAACTTGGTTTGAAAAGCATGTTGGTTTCCTTCAGGAGTATCGTAACACTCAGAATTCAACGGTGGTAGTTCTTCTTCCTTCTTTTGCTCACATTGTTTCACATAGTCCTGTACGACTCTATGAATTTCTGGAACATCAGAATTGGAAGGTAAAACTTGATCTTCTACAATTGTGGCTGTAGTAACCTTAACAGGCGTTTCCTCATCGGAAACACTTTCAAGAGAATCAGAATAAGAATCCCGAATTTCCATAGTTACCTGAGACAAAATCTTTTCAGAAAAGTCCTGAGGCATTAATGGTTCATCGGAATCCGAATCATCATCTTCAGTAGAGTGAAACTCTATGCTCGACTCACTGCTAGAACTAGAAGAACTAGCCGGAGGAGCAGGGGGTGCAGAACCTCCGGGTTTAAAATGAGACCCGAAGTTTTGTAAATAAAAAGAGCGATCCGCACTGCTCTTCTTATAGTCAAAAATGATCTTCTTTGCCATCAAATCAGCAAGTTCGCTGAAAGTGAAGTCAATAAATCCGTTTCTAACGAGTGTTGGGAAGTCGATTCCAGTGTTTCTAAGCGCAAGCTTAGTCCACTGACCAATAGAAGGCTTGTAATGCATTCTATAAATCCAACATTCATCAGGACGAGAAAGAAGCTCATCCTGAGGGACTGTATGTCCAGGTCTAATTATAACTTCAACATGAAAATGTCGTCGTCTGAAAATGGTAGTGGCTCGTGTAAGTCCACTACCTGAAGCAAGCTCGTCGTCTGTAATATTAGAAGTAGTACAAACGAACGGAGAAGCGAAGAAGGTATTATTCTTCATCGACAACTCAGCACACGTGAGGGGGAGAGGGGCTCTGCTAATCATCTTTTGCAT